GGAGATTAAATAATGGATACAACTTGGGAAAATGCTTACAATGAAGCAATCGATTTGGCTGTTGAGTTTCCAGAAATTGAGCTTACATCAGCCCTAAAACAATTTGCGTTTAATCATGGCATCGAGGAAGGCGATGACATGGCTAAATTTGTAAAATGGGGCTGGGAAAAAATGTACCAGCAATGGGCAGATTACGAGCGTAAATAACTGATAGGGTCAGGCACAATGATATATAAATGATATATAAAGTGCTTGACCTTATCTCATAATCTGTTAGATTACTTAAATAACACAAACACAAATGGAGATTAACATGAGCTGGCACGAAAATGATTATCACGATAAATGGGATAACCCAAGATATGTAGCCGCAGTTGAGGCAAGCATAAAAGCCAATGCTAGAAAAAGCAGGGCTAAAAAGTTTTACGCTAATGATGAACGCGCGCAGGAAATTACAGAATTTCTAGCTGGGTCTAGCTATGATAATGCTGATAGTTTTCTTGGTAAAATGGAAAAAGCATTAGATGAATATGGGTCTTTAACTGAAGGCCAGCGCAATGCGGTTGTAAAAATTATCGACAAACGTGCGGCACTGATCGCTGAACGCCAAGCGGCTGACGCTGATTGCAAGTGGGTGGGCGTTGTTGGTGAACGTCAGGCGTTCAGCCTAACAGTACAGCACGTTGTGGCTCTGGAAGGATATTACGGCACGACATACATTAATATATGCCGCGATGAGAATAATGACATCGTTGTTTATAAAGGATCTAATGGCTGGTCAAAAAAAGGCACTGATGTAACTTGCATGGCAAAAATTAAAGAGCATGGAGAGCGCGATGGTGTTAAGCAAACTATTATCCAGCGCCCTACAAAAGTAAAAATCAATGGTGAGGATTGGTAATACTCACTCAGGTCAAGCACTTAATATATCATTTGTATATCATTGTGCTTGACCTTATCTTACAATCTGTTAGATTACACGAATAACACAAACATAAATGGAGAATACAAAATGACACTTACTGAAAATCAAAGCGCCGCAATGACTGCCTTAATCAAAAATTGCTTAAATGTAATGGGCGGCACTTGTGTTGCAGATTTAGTTGAAGACCCTTGGGTATATGTAAGAGCTGAAGACCTTGTAAATGCTGGTTGGACGCAAAAGCAAGCTGAGGGTACTTTTGGATCGTTAGTTGCTGGCGGTTATATTTATCACGATGTTGGTGGTAACTGTAATAATGATTTATATGCCCTTGATGGTTACGATGTAGATTTTAGCAATCTACTTCAGTTCCACGAATAGGTGGCGGCATGAACATCACAATGATCAAAGATGGTTTGGCTATGGCATTATTTGCCCTAGCCTGCATTCACCTTCCAGAAATTATAGTTTTTCTGGATACAATTATTAACGCAAACTTAGGAGAATAAAATGCAAACATTTAAATTTGAAATCACCATTGATGTTGGTGAAGATATGTGCGGCGACAGTGAAGGCCAACCCACACTTCACGAAACCAAAGAGTGGTTAAAAAATATGATCTCTTGGCAACATCCACATGATGCCAGAAGGTATTTTAATGACGTCAAAATTGTATCTAAAATAGGATAAGATAATGCAAAGATTAATTATTAAATCAATTCATGAGCATGGCTTCGGCTTTGCTTTCACTCACAAGGAACACGACGAAGTGTTTCTACCAAAGAAAATCTTAGCTGAGGCTGGTATCACACACATGAAGCCAGCCGATGAATTAATTGGCGCAGTTATACCTAATTATAAAGATAAGCTGGATGGCGGCTGTAAGTGGATCTTAACTGAAATTGGCTATGCCCACACATTTGCAGAGGATGAATAATGGCTACATTAAAAAAACTAAAATCTGATTATGAGTTTTGGTGTGGCGCTTATGCTAGTGTTGCCTGTAATGCTGAATTAAAAGATAGCAATTGGGTTAGAGATATTGCTAGAGCCTCACGTTTACTTACTTTGGATAAATTTAATGCTTACTTGGATGAGCTTGTAGAGCAAGAAAAAACCAAAAGAACCAGAGAGGCATTGGATCAAGTTATGGAAACAATTGATCCAACAGAAACACCTTTTTTTACAAAGCCAAAATCAACAGAAAAGGATAAATTATGACATTCTACACAACACTCGTTCTCACATATGTCATTGGCGGCGTGGAGCTACAGGATACCACGCTATACCGCAGTGCGCGTGAATGTGGTGAAGCATTGCCAGCCGTTTACAAGCCATATGAGAAGATGGATAGTATGGCTCAGTGCATCGAGACAAGCTACATCAGCTCGTCATTTATTGTACCAAAGCTCAGACCGAAAGGATTAACCAATGGCAAGTAAATATTACCCATGCCCAGAATGTGATGGCGCAGGCGAAACACTATTTGAGAAAGATTATAATATCTTTCATGAAACTTACTTGTATGAAAAGGCTGATTGCAAAAACTGCGCTGGCACTGGATTGATTTTGCCAGAAATGCCAGAAAAACCCAGCAGGCTAATACCAGCCCTTGATGATCAGGGAAAATTTGTGAGACGTGAAAATGATGAATGAGGAGAATGTAAATGAACACCAAAGATTGCTACAAGGCAATAACGAGGCTAATCAAGCTCAACGAGGCAGTTCAGGAAGATCTGAAGGGCAAAGAGGTGAGAACGAGGAGCTATTATCTGTGGATGTTGCAAGAGCAACTGGCAATATTGAACAATGTAGAACACCAGCTTTCGCTTATGCGTCGAAAGAACAAGTCGCCCAAGCCATGAGGGATGAGCCTACACATAAATATGAGATTATGTATTCCCACTTGCTATACAATTTTGAGAAAGAGCAGATCAAACGTGGCCTCAGAAATAACATCAATAAAACTTTTGAGAGGCCACGCCAAATCACAGTTAACAAGCCGTCACACAAAAACTTTGTGACTGACAATGATCTGAGGAAAATTAAACCAATACCTCAAAAGAAGTACGACGCTATACTAAAGCATATGAAAAGTTATAAGAGGTATACTACCACTATGATAGCTTTAAGCAGTGGCATTGGCGTATCTGATATAGCGTGGACGCTTAACGTCATGTATCGTCAAAAATTAGTTGATCGTGCTTACGAGAAAACCACACCGATCATAGGCAACGCTGGAGCTAAGTCTCTGCGTTACGTTTACTTTAAAATAAAATAAATATATCGTGTGGGCAAATCATGCCCGAATTGCCCACACGCCTAAATAAATCTAACAGCGTAAATCATCAAGTGATTTATTTAATCTGTGAAGCTGTTTATTACTTGATTTAATAATTTTTCTTCATCTACAAATTGATCTGGATACAATCGAGTTGACGTTTTCTTTATTATTGGATCGTCACCTCTAGCCCAGTAAATTTTCTTTATATCATATGCCACCAGTGCATACACATCAGATTTTTTATTATCTCCAAGGGGCTGTGTATTCCACCTGTACTGCCGCGCATTTCCTGTTTTCTTGCTGGCAGTCTTGACCTGTAAAGTCAGCAATACACCGCTTGGCGTTTTCAAGTATGCATCGTCAATTTCGTGCTGAACCAAGATGCAGGAAATGCCAGCGAATGATAATCTCGATAGAGCCAGAAATTCGCCAGCTCTACCGATTTTATTGTTATGCGTTGAGCCACTCATAGATTTTGTTTGTTTCGCCAGTTCTATCCACAAGCCCATGTGTGCCGCCATTGACCCGACGTGTGATTTTTAAAATTGTTTCGTCGTTCACACCATCGTCTGCGATGTCAAATAACTTGTTATTTTTGAAGAACCAAAGCGCAGTATCAAATGCGTAATCTGTAGCCACCAGATCTGGATCTGTCATAATCTCAGGTAAACCCATATCGGAGCTGAATGCCCTGTAATTATTTTTTCCTGTTAATTGTAGAAATCCGCGACCAATGTAAGTTGAACCATCAGTCTCTGTATTATTTCCCATGCGCCCACCATAAACCTTGTTAGCTAGTGCCGTTGGGTTTCGAGAATATCCCTCGCAGGATGCTAGATCAGGAAAACGGCTAGGCCAGACGCGCATCATACTTTCGGCACTGTAGTTCAGATTTTCTCTTGTGTGCCGCCAGTGACCGCTTTCGTGGCTCGCCTGACCCATTAGATGCGCGGCTCTCTCATTAGATAGCTCATAATATTGGGCAATGGCTTTTGCAGTGTTCTTGCCGAAATGACCATCTGCCCCAACACCAACTTTATCTTGGAGCTTTTTCATTGCTTCACTCATGATTATGCCTTTTTAGTTTTACGTTTAGTTGGCTTTTTCTTAGCAGTTTTAGCCGCTTGTTTAAAAGCCTTGTTCGTTGGAGCGCCCTTAGCACCCTTTTTACGCATTGTCTCGCCACTTCCAGCTTTAATGCGCTTACGCTTCTTATGAATGTTTTCATACAGTGACATTATTTTTTGCTCCCAAAATATTTACTTACACCACGCATCCCAATAGATGCACTTACAATACCACCTAGACTGTATTGATACCAATCAGGCATGTTTGACAGTGCCGCAAAACCAGCTTGCACAATGCCATTACCCCAATCGCCACAGAATGCCAGAATGAGGGGTATGCTAAACAGCAATGTAATCCACTCGTCCTTCCAGCTATTCTCAGTAGCCTTCATGGCGGCAATATCCCAATCGATCTCGCCTGTCGCTATTTTCATTTTAGTTTGCGCCTCTGCTTTCTTCACAGCAGTTTTGCCTTCAATCATAGTGCCAGCAAGATCGGCAACTTGACCTATTAATCCTAATCCAATCATTTGTCTTTTCCTTTCGCCAATGCGTTAGCTCCAAAAAATACAGATACAATACCAGCAACAGACACAAAGTAAATGCTTGCCATCGAGCCTAATATCTTGGCGGCTTCTGTTAAACCAAAAATTTCTGCGCCTATCACAGCAAATGGGTATAGCAACATTCCAAACAATGCGAACCAACTCATCGACCTAATCGAGTCACGTTGTGCATCGTCATCTAACATTTTTAAACGCCTGTCTTCCAGAGCCATGCGATCCCACTCGGCCTGATCAATCGTGCCATTTCCATCTACATCAAATTTTTTAAATTCATCCATGTCAATCCGCCAGAGGGTTATCCAGCGCCCTTTGTAGTTTCTTCATTAGTTTATCTTCCAGCTCTTTCATTTCGCCGTTTTGTGAAACTCTAACACGTTCTCTCTGATTTTCAAAGCGCACCTCAGCCTTGTCGATCATCTCCCTGACGCTATCTTCAGATTTTCTTACCATGTCCTCAATTCTGTCAACTTGACCCTCAAGCCGCAACAGATCATCTTTAAGGCCATTTTTAATATCACGACTGTATTCGACGCTTTCCTCGACTTTCTCAGATATGCCTGTAACCTTAGCATCCATCACATCCATTTGTTGTTGGTATGCGGATATGTCTAAACCAGCAATCTCTTCAATCTTTTGCCACATCAGCAAGCCACCATATAGACCAGATCCCACTGTAGACAGGAATGCAAATATTGCTAGTATAGAACCAGCCGTCAGCTTCATGCCCCCAGCTTGTAGTTGGCGTTCAGCTAAACCATCAATACCATCCGCGATTTTAGTTGTATCGACCATTAGTTCTCAAATTCCATATTTGTAGATTGCAGATTTTTCATTGCATTCAGCTCTTCCTGCAACATGCGTATTTCCATTTTGCGCTGTAATAATTCAACCTCAAATAATTTCTGGCATTCAATACGTTTCTTAGGCGCATTTAGTGGAATGACAATGCGTGCATAAATGCCAATATCTTTACCTCTAGCATTCGTATCAAGTCCAGAGATCAGCCCAGTTAATCCATATTCCAGCAGTGTAGACCCAGAGATAGAGTTCGAGCATTCTATGCTACCAGACCTTATCCTATCAGATTGAGTATTGATATTAGGCGTTGGTAGCGCCAGAGAAAGTGACGAGCTGTCGGCTAATGCACTGCCAGCAATTAAGGATAGAATGATTGCATATTTCATTTAGTTTTCTCCATAATTTTTGAGCATATCAAGGATGACACAAATGGCTTAGATTTGTTATCTTTTAGCAGTTTTGATTTTGTGCAAATATACATTGCCCTATCTAAATCAACTTTTCTAACATATACATCAAAATTTACTCTCGTTTTGTAATCGACTTTCATTATCCTATATTTTGACGAAAATGGAAGCCCCACAAAATTTTTATCAAATACACCAATTTGGTAATACTTTACCTCTTCCCTTGAGTTAAAAATTGATAGCTCAAATTTAACAATCCCATTCACTGTGGAATACTGCTTTTTTGGGTAGGCTGGGGTCTGTTCGTGAGCAGATACGCCAGACCCCAATAACGTAGCAATTACAATCGCTTTTAGGTGGGTATACACGATATTGTAGCCTGAGCTGTATACGTTCCGCCTGTAAACGGCTTGCCACCGCCATATTCAGCAACGCTTGATATTGCAAACCATGTAGAGCCAGCAGTTGTTAACGAGTAGCTTGTAGTAGCCCCAGCAGTCGTCTTGTTAGTGTCATATGATGACATAGCCGCGTCACTCGTATTCACAACGCTGACAGATCCTGTCCACGTCACAGTGTCATTTAGGGATGGTGATGAGGTAAAAGTTGTTGGATGCGTGATATTAGCTGTGTAGCTATTCGCAATTGCGACATCTATTCTAACCTCTGGATGTATTCCGCCATCGCTTGGGCTTGTACTTAACTTGTTTGCCGTAGGAGATCCAAATACACCACTTTTAGTTGTCTGGATTATACATTTCGCAGACACGTTGCCCACTATATCGACACTATCTGCAAAAGCTGGTGTAGCTAGTGCTAATAGTGGTATTGCTAAATATTTCATATTAACCTCACTTATTGTACTGCATGTCTACCATTTGTTCATGCTTTAGTTGTTGTGCCAAATTAGCCCTTAAAGCTCTTTTGTTATCTGGCATTTGTTTTTGACTTAACTTATGCTTATCTTTGTATATACCACCATTTAGGGCAAGATCATAGTACGTTTGCAAATTGGTTTGGTTGTTGATCATATTAATAAGCTCGTTTTGATTATAATCTTGAAACATAGTCAATGCATTCTCAGCAGACATCAAACCCAGCTCTATTTTTGTTGGCTTGTCATCGTCTTCATCATCCTCTGGGATTTTAGCCTCGTCTGGATATTCGTATTCTTCCTCTTCAATTGCGTCTACAACTGCGTCATCTTCCAATGCATTATAAACCTCAACCTCTGGGATCTCTGGGATAGGCTTCTTATACCCAGCGCAACTTGGATTAAGCTGTGGGTCATAACACTCGTCAACGCGAAATGTATATACAACTGTAGCATCCTTAACAGTGCCATCACCCTCAACTGTGATTGACCCATCGCCCCAATGTTCTAGCGGAATATTATTTAATGGAAATGACTTTGTGATTGTATTCGATGGCACGCCAGACCAATCATCAGTTTCTTTGAACAAGTAACCATCGCCGCCAAAGTTTAGATTACCGACTGTCACCTTCATATCTGCGTCTGTTTCTTTTTCTGTAGTATATCTGTAAATCAGGCCATTTATGTCTACGCCGCCAATTGATGGCAAGACAGATGACATACTCCAGCTCAATCCATTTTTGGCGGCATTTGTACTCGCCCAATAACTATATGGGTCGGCGTTAGAGTAAGAGTAAGAAGAACAAAGTGCTAATGATAACACCCAGCCCAATTTTTGTTTCAGCTTGTTCATCAAAAAGCCTTTCCACTAGATTTTTCTGGTCTTCACTTATACGCGCTTCCACAGCTTTCATCTCCCATTCAAGCCTAGCCTCATCTCCTATTTTCCCATTTATTGGACAGGGCGTGCCAGCGTTTTTCATTGCCTCTTTGACCCTATCATCGACACATAACAGAGCCACACTAGCTACACGCATTCCTAAATCGCTGAGTAGTTTACTTGCTCTAATGCGCTCACAGTTTAGATCCTTCACAGTTTTGCCGCCAGAGATGCCTAATATCTGCGTCTGTACTGCGCCTGAGATCCCCACGACGCACAAATCAGATCCGCTTGTGCTGACTTGTGGTGAGATCGCTGATGGTGGTGGGCTTTGTATAGTTGTATCCATAGACCCACTGGAATTGATATTGGTATTGGTATTTATTGTATCATCTTCAGCATAAACAAAACTGCCAAAAATGATGAAAAAACTTGTTATAAAAAAACGTAGCATTTTACTTCCGTTCTAATATGCGATCCATCTTAGCGTCTATTGCGTCTAGTCTGCTAAACAATCTATTCATTGACGCACTGTTATCGACTTTGGTCACATATTCCTCTCGCGTTCTGTTCAACAGAATTTGTAATCTATTCAACTCTAGAACATATCCGCGTAAAACAAAACCCACAAACGCCAGTGCGAATGTGAGCGTGCCACTCCATAAGTCTGCCATTTCCATCAATATTTCCCCTGCCATACTCGTAAGTCAGCAAATTCGCCTGACGTTAATTTTCTTTTAACAACTTGATTAGCCGCCTCTGTATCGCTCCAGCTCACGCCAGCTTCTTTAAGCCAAACGCCAATTAGAGCCGCATCAACTTGTGCAATTAGCTTATGATCTGAGCCAAAACTATTATCTGCATTTTGTCGAGCGTATTCAGCGTCACGCATCATCTGGCTACCATCAAATGTGCGCTTTATATTAATTTCGCCATTGTCAGATATTTCAATCTTTTCGCCTATTTTCGAGCTTGTCATCTTATGTTCTCTTAGATTTAGTGCCAGAACATTTCCAGCGTTTACGTGATAAATTCAATGGGCTATTCGGATTTTTAGCCGCCTTCGGAGATCTCTTCTTTTGACCAGCAGATCTAGCGCAGTATGCGTCACCCTTTTTTGTGCCAGCTCTTACTCTTGGCTTACCATCTTTTGCAAGCCCAGCTTGTCCATAGCTAATTTTTCTTCCATTAACTACTTTTGCTTTTGCTTTGCCTTTTCGTGGTGTAGCCATAAATCACTCCTAAAGTAAATAAGGGGGGTTTCCCCCCCTTACTATAGTTGTTTTATGAAGTTGTGCAATCAGCTACCATGCCGTTTGCCGCTTCTGAAGTACATACCAATGTGAGTTCAGTGGTTAGTTGTCTTTTCGAATTATCCCCTGTTTTTGCTAATTCTACGTTTTTCATTGGACGTAGAGTAGCCACTTGCCATGTATCGTTCTGCATTAAGAACACATCGCGTGATCTGTTCTCTCTCGATGGCCTCAGCGATATCTCGCCCCAAGGTGTTAAATATATGGAAATTGAGTTGATTACTCTCTCATCAGATCCCACCACATTTGCTCTTTGGTTGTTGTTACCAGCAAATCCAAGACACTTTGTCATATTAAATGCTGACAAATATGCAGTCTTTGAACCTGTTCCGCCATTTTCCCAAACGCTCTGCATCACTGTGTCAAACTTAGCTTGAGTGAATACTGTTTGAGTACCATCAGTACGAGCATTTGAACCTGTACCATTAGCATCAGCGCCGCCAGAACCTTTGACAGTGTTTGATGTTAACCATGTTGGCGCACCAGCAAGCTCGCGAGCCGCAGTTGCAGAACCAGCAACTTTAGCATTGTTATCGAAAAGAGCCTTTTCAATATCCAATTTCATGGTTTTCCCAGCTTTAAGGATATGGTAACTCATCTCCTTTTGCTTGGCTACTTTTGATAAACCTTCGTCAGTGTCGGAGATAACAATTGCATCTTTAAAGATCTGCGTTCTGTTGTTCAAACGAGTAACACCAGATATTGCTGTTGCCGCACTGTCGTCACCTTCGATATGGGCATTCGCCGCAGATGATCTTAGCGTGTCTGTTGACCACTCATGCAAAGTTGATTTTGCAGTTGTTTTTTTACATGCAGATAAAAATGGTGTTTCATCTGGTGAAATGTTGTAAATGATATCTTGGATATCTTCACGAATGCTATTCGCATTATCATACGAGTCGTATGTATTTGCTGGCTGTGCCATGTGTTTGTCCTTTCAGAGACTAGAAGACTAACTTAATGTTAATCATTGTTTAACATTAGGCTCAATGCATCATCGATTGAACCTGTTTTCATTAAGCGCTGTTGCGCCTTTTGTTGCTCCGCTTGAACGCTAGTTGATTTTCGCTTCTTTACGCCAGCTTTAACGACAGGGCGAGCTTTTTCGCCTTTTGCCTGCGTAGCCTTACGCTTAGATTTCAGCTCCCGATATTTCCTCGCGTCGTTCAATGCTTCGATGTATCTTGCGTCAGTTACCATAGACATTTCGTCTTCAGTAAATCCGTAAGCTACACCAGTTTGAACTAGCGATTGTTTTAATGCTTCACCCTTAACAGGATCTGCAATCTCTGGGATACGTTTTCTAAGCACCTCGGCCTGCTCTTGCAGATACGACTGATGCGCCTGCGCCTGAGCTTGCTGTTGTTGCTGTTGTAAAGTTTGAACCTGATACATTGACTGATCGTATGCAGTCTTCGCCTCGTCGTACTTCATCTTTTGTTCCATGTATCCGATTGGATCACTTTCAAAAAGTTCAGAACTAGGGGGCGTAGGTGCTACCAACGATCCATTTTGTATCTGGCTTGCTAGACCAAGAGCTTGCGCTTCTCGCTTCGCTATTTCGGCTTCTTTCTGCTCAAACTGCTTTCGCACTTGTGCTATTTCTTGAAACCTTTTGTTAATCGCCTTCTGTCCTGCGGCGTCACGTTGTAACTCAGCCTCTGTCCAATACTGCTTCTCTCCGTCTACTGTGACTTCGATCATTCTTTCTTGGTTTGGCTCAGTGTCATCTGCCTCTGGGTCTTCGTAGTCGATCTCGCTATCATCATCGCTGGATAGCTCTTCAGCGTCATCTGAACCCTCGTCTACAGCTTCCATTTCTTCAGCTTCGCCGTCGCTAACTGCTTCCACTTGTTCTGGAGCTTCGTCCAAATTTTGTTCCTGATCTTTTTCCGCGTCAGGTGTTACGATCATGCTGTCTACAGCTTCTTCTAGTGTAGTCGATGACATCGGTGCTACTTCCTTTGTTTATCAAGAATTACCTCTGCCGATATTGCGGCGTCGAGTGTAATTTCGATTTCGTTTAAAGCCCTCACTATTGAATGAGCTTCCTCACGCACATCTACGTCTGATGCACTACTTTCTGCGAAAATCTTCATTTGATCTTCGCGAACATTTTTTACAAACTTTTGAAAAGCCGTATCGTTTTTTAAACGTCTGGCCTCTTCTGCTTCTATTCTTATAACTTGCGCCATTATGACATATTTCCTTGTGCAATGCCACCAATCATGCGGTTTTTATCTTGCTCCGCCTTAACTCTGGCAACGTCTACTTTAGTGCCATACTCGCCGTAAATCTTGGCGGCGTCTACAAGTAAATCTTGCGCCATTTGATCGCGTTTCAAGTCATCAGCCTGAGCATTCTTAGCCATATCCATTTGTAATTTGGCGGCGTCGGATTGCATCTTAGCTTGCACTTTCATTTGCTCTGCCTGCAAGAATGCCGCGTTTGGATCTTGCGCTTGACCCTGAGCCGCTTGAGCCGCCTGCTGTTGCTGTAGCATTTGCATTTCAATTTCCTCAGTAATAGGCGCAAAATACCTGTCAGCATTTCGTATTCCTGCAACTGCCAATTGGTCAGCTAGTGTATTTCTGATATTTGTGAGGCTTACTAGACCATTTTGTGCGCCATATGTTTGATATACGAGCTGTTGCATTTGTAGGGCTTGGTTAAGCGCCATTGCTTTTTCCTCTTCCCTGCCAGTGCCTAATCCGACATTGATCATCACGTCCATTGAGCCATCCCAGATGCGTGGATCTACAGGCACAAACGAGCCGTTCATTCTCATCATTTGCTCTTCGTCAATATTCTTGTGTGTCAGGCGCAACATAAGGCCAAACAGGTCTTTCATGCCATCTGCAAGGTTTCTCACCATTACTTCAGTTTGACCAGCTCCAGCCTGTATTGTGGCCTGCACAGCCGCTTTAGTTGTAGACTGCATTGCATCTGGATCTAACCCCATAGAGGCTCTGGATACGCCTGTTTTCGTCTCTACGAGGCCATCCAGATAGGTTAATGCGTTTAATGTCTGCCCAGCGTGAAATGGTACTGATAAATCCTGCACTTGACCCATTTGTTGCATACGCACAATTGAGCCAATTTCATTGTTTAGTAAGTCATCAATATTAACGCCAGCCGTCACTGCCATGCGTGGATTATTTGTCATCGCCACGTTATCTAATATACCACGTAAAACTGATGTCGCCGCATCCTGATCGTCCATAACAATCTCAGCTAGGGATCTGCCGTAGAAAGTGTGTGGCTCTGGATCTATCTCAAATTTAGCAAATGGCACTTCATCGCATGGCTCTAAATCAAGCAACTTATACTTTGTGCCGCCACAAGTTATTTTATGTAAAATAGGCACGCCAGTTCCATCCGCATCAATACGCATATAAGCCTGCGTAATAGTTACGTTTTGCATAGCTGGGTCTGCTGGATCTTCGTCGCTGAAGTCAGTGTCATAGCCACGTCTGGCAAATTCCTCGCTAGATGAAGTATCGCCGCCGCCATCGAAACTGTCTAATCCAAAGATTTCATCTGGGTCAAAGCCCATCGCAATTGCGTCGCCAGCTCTCATCTCAGTTCTGTGAGCCACCACATACGCATCCTTTAGTGTGCGTGCGTCACGACTAATGAAAAATTCCTCTGGTGGTACACTTTCAATGCACAACTCGCCTTTTTCTTTTTGGCGGCTAATCTTTGCGCTGTGAATAGGCATCTGCATCTCCATGCCCATTTCATCAATCTCAATCGCCATTTCCACGCTGTGTTCCAACACTGTCACGTCATCTGCATCGATTAGGTATGTGTACTCATCGTCAGATAAATCTGTATATGTGAATATTTCAGCTTCTGGATATGTCATCCAATATGCCTTCACGATACCTTGCTTTTTAACAAGTGCATCTTGGAACGCATCGTTAATTACGCGATAACCATTTAATCTGGTAAATTCGTGGTGCATAAATTCTGTCGCTTGGTCTGCCATAGCCACATCCTCAGCGCCGCGTGGTATGTACTCCACTGGCTTTGCAGTGCTTAGGAATATACGCATCAAACTTGGCTTTACAGCTCTTACAGTGTCACGCACTTTTGTAGCCACAACGCTACTGCGACCAACTTCGTGACCTAAGTGAACCTCGCCATCGTAATATTCTTGTGCCTTAATTCTATCTTCAGCAATCTCGCCCTCGACAAAAGAAACTGCATCCTCAATGGCATCCGAAACTATACCCTCGATTTCAATTATAGATTTTGGTTTTAGTTCCATGTTTTTTCCTACTGATTAACTGTTTCTTCGGCTGTCATTAATCCCTTATTAATCAAATAAGCTCTTAACGCGGCTTCAGCTCTTTCCTGCCCAGCGCCGCTTAACTTTCTGCCACCAAGTACGCTTTTGACTAATGCATCAACATTTTGCTGTTGCATCTTTCCTGCGGCATATTTCGATCCGCTAGTAGCGGCTGATGTACCTAGCACAGTGCCGCCAACTATAGCTGGATCGGACATTCCTGCCTTCTCTAAGACATACGCAGAGCCGCCGCCAGTTGCTATGAGGCCAGTGGGGTTTGTTGGGGCAAATTTACCTATAAAGTTTAGTATATTTTCTGTTGTTCCACCTTGCACAATATCTTTCATTTGCTGAATTTCGTCAGGCGACCAGCCAAACTCTTTGCCTTGTATGAGGCGGTTGGTAAATGTTCTAAATTGGTTTCTTAGCGCTTTGTCAAAATTAAGATTTGAGTCAGATCTATTTCGAGCAAGTTCAACTATTGTATCAAGAGTATCAGCCTTACTAGCTCTGTGATACATAGCGTTTGCTATTTTTATGTCATTATTAACATTCCCCGAAACTTCCTCGAAAATATTTAATATTTTACTTATTGCTCCAGCATCAGTTCCGCCGTCGGCACGTTTAAGAGCATCTAAATATCTAGCCTTTAGGTTTTTACGAAAAGTAAGCATTGCCGAGCCATCCATTGCCTTACCAGCTTTGCTCTTAAACATATTATATAAGTTACTAGCCCCTGCGCCAATTTTAGTGTCTAATCCAAGATCTGGGTCTAGCAACCCTTCACGGCGCATCATTTGATCAACTGCATCAAACATTTGTTGAGTTTGATCACCAACAATTACAACGCCTTTTTGCTTTTGCTTTTCATATATAAGACTTGCCGCTTGCGATAACTCAAGAGAGCTTGTTGGCGCATCTGGATTTTTAGTTAAAAGTTTTGTTGTTAGTGCATTACCACCAACGCCGACTGTAGCCCCTACGATCTCTGCCAGCATTTTTGCTGTTGGGCTATTAGGAAATATTTGCTCTGCTGTAGTGCCAGCAACACTTGCAGGAAGGCCAATTGCGGCTTCAGTGCCAACAAATTGCGCTGGTTTATTTTTTATATAGTTAGCTGTATCCTTCACCACTTCCTTAACTGTATTTAATATATTTGGAGATTGTTGTGCAACTTGACCAATCTTCTGCCCAGCAACTAGAGGTGCTGACGCAACTAGAGGCGGTATTGAGCCAAGCATTTCGCCACCAGACCTTACATATTTTTGAGCTGTAGTTTGAGGAGCAACGTCTGATATTGCATTGCCGCCAGTTAAATAATCCATTCCCTTTTCTATACTTGAAGAACCACCGAATGGGGCATCTCCTACGTCAACGCCTAGTTTACTCAACCCAGCCGCCGCCATATCTACAGGAAAACCAAACCCACTTGCCAAGGCTTGATTTATGCCAGACGATGCTTGCTCAAGCATATTCGTATCACCTACAGGGTTAACTTGCTCTTTAGCTCGCCTGTCTAACTCAGCTTTAAACTTGACCATATTAATAGTGTCATCGTTTGCTGTGGCACTTTTTAAAGCATACTGTATTTCTTCTGTGGTTTTTTCTGCTAAGTTTATATCGCCCATCTTTAATTAACCTTTTACTTTAAAATAATTATTAGGATCTACTTTTTCAAAGACAGGGTTAGCCTCAGTAAATTTAGCTAATAATATATTAAATCCTGTGTCCAATATTCCATTTTGTTCAATATATTGGTTTGCCATTTGTTGTATCAAAAGTTTTCTGTTAGCAATTTTTTGTTGCATTGATACTAAGTTTCGATTTGACTCTATAGTCTTATCTAGGCTTGGCTGAATATCCACAACAAATTGACGATCACCCTCTGAGAAACCAGCGCCTAACGAGCCACCCATACTATCCAAAACAAGTTGGGATGTAATGGATCTAAATGTTTCCATACTTGAGACATTTGCTGGATCTCCACCTAATGCTTCAACAATTTTCCTTGCCTCATTTAAACCTTCTGTCAGCGCTCCCGATTTAAATGCTGGGTCTGCCATAAGGTTTTCTAACTGCCTAGACCTCATTAATATGTTTTGTGCATTATTGGCATCTTTAGTAATGTTTTTGAGCATATCGACGCCGTATTCACCTATACCCTTTTCCCACGCATCTTGAGTTTTAGTGGTAATATTAGTAGTAGACTGCTGTAATTTTAAGAAATCAGTAAAAGATCCAGCAAACCCACCATCCTTAGCCGCTTTGTAATCTTTCATTTTAGTTGTTCTATTGTCTTTAGGATTTAATCTGTTTGCCGCAATCGCAGATAATACATTGCCAGCCGCACTTGGGTTAGCTCTAATTATCGCCGCCATGTCAGCCATGCCATTAGCTTCAAGATATTCAATTGTCTTATTAACGTCACCAGCTTTAACTCTTTGTGCGCCGCGTTGCCTAATAGCCTCGCCGCCTCTCAGCTCTGGTAAAATTAGTGGGTCTAATGCTTGTGCAAAATTTTCCAAGCCAGATAATCCTGTCGTGTTAGATCTCTGGTTAAACTTATCAAATAACCCAGCTAGGCCAGTTCTTGGCTGTGGTTGCTGTTGCATCTGAGTTTGCCCACCGCCAGTTACCAGAGGATTAACTTGCTTTTGAATTACCTGTTGCTGTTGCACTGGGTAATTTCTTTGCAAATTTGTTTCTTCTAGTGGGTTTCTGCTTGGAAATCCTATCATTAGCTTCTTGCTCCCATTACATTAGCTCCGAGCTGTAAGTAGTTGAAAAGGCCAGGTTTCATGCTGTTTGTGGTTGATGATTGATTAGGCGTTGCGCCCAATGCCGCCAGTGGCGCAGACAGAGCCGCAAGTGGAGATCCAGTGTATCCTGCATATTGTGCCTTAGCCGCATCAATAAGCGCCTGTTGCATTCCCTGTTGTAGAATACCTTGTTGCGCCTGTTGATTTTGAATTGCTTGACCAGTGCCAAATGCCTGTTGACCTAATGCACCCATTTGATTTGCCGCCTGCAATCTTGCTTGGTTAGCCCCAGATAGTGCATTCTGGTTTGCCACTTGAGCCGCCATAGCTTGTGTTGCTCCAAACTGGTTTGCTTGATTTTGCGCCGCTTGGTTTGTGAGTGCCATCTGATTAGCCGCACTTGACCCAAATTGAGCCGCTTGGTTTTGCGCCGCCATATTAGCCGCCGCCGCTTGGTTTGCGGCTGTTGCTCCAAATTGACCAGCCTGATTTAGCGCCGCCTGATTTGCTAAGTTTGACTGTTGACCAAATCCAGCAGTAGTTGTGCCAGCCGCTAAATTTGCCTGCTGGTTAGCTAATGCCGCTTGCTGGGCTGTTCCTATGTCCTGCATAGCCATCTGCTGTGCTTGGGTGTATCCAGCTTGTCTAAGGCCAGATGCAGTTCTAGCCGCCTGATCAGCAAACGCACGATTTGTTTCAGCTTCAGCAATGCCCTGACGAGATCCGCCAAATGCATTCGCAGATGTTGCCTGAGCGCCCAATTGGTTTTGAGCCATTAATCTTGATCGCTCAATGTCACGTAATGACTGATCCACAACTTGGCTCTCAAATGGGTTTGTGTATGCGCCTAGATTTGTATTTGCCAATTGACCAGCCTGCACGTTTTGAGCCGTGACTGTCGGAGATTGTCCGATAGTGGACGCCCCATAATTTGCGCTAGTCATTGCGCTTGGGTTATATCCAGTGGCCTGAGCGTTTGCCGCATTATATGCAGTTGGCCTTATAGCTGTTGGCGCAAAATTCATTGCCTGTTGCGTGCCTTGCATCGCCTGTTGCAATCCGCCAGCCGCCGCTTGATTTACGTTAAAACCGCCCTGCGGCCTGATCTGTCCACCACCAGCCATATTAAGCCTCTTTTCTTTTATAATTTGTCATCTTATTCATTCCAACCTGTCATTGCCGCTTTTGTGCCAGCCGCTTTAGTAAACTGCGCCCTATTTGCATCGACCTGTTTCTGCTGATCTCTATCATTTTTTCGCTTTTGCTCTTCTTGTGCCTGCTTGAGACGTTTCGCCATTTGTGCTGTCTGCATATCAACCCCAGTTTCTGGGCTTATACCAGATATTAATGCCGCACCAGCGTTTGAAAAAACAGATGGTATTCCTGTCAAATTGGACATTTGACCACTCATCAACGATCCACCATATGAACCACCAACGTTGTCTGGGCGAGCTACTCTATTTCCGCTTGCGTCTTCATATGTCCCTTGTAAAAAATAACCATTTGAAGGATTTTGAAATGATGTTGGTATAATGTTAGAAATACTTTTAAGGCTATCCATCATGCCCATATTAGCTGTGCCTCTTAAATTCATAGCTAAATCTTCTTGAGCCATTCGTTGATCAGCAGTCATGTTATTCATTTGCTCAGCAGTCATGTTATTACCAATTGTATCACGTTGATAATTATAATTTGGCGCTATTGTGCTTGATAAAGAGTTGATTTCATTTGGGCTTAAATTAGAGCCATATGCAATCATATTTGCCCTTTGCTCATCAATTTGACGTTGTTGATCTCTGTCATTTTTTCGCCTTTGCTCAAATAATTCAGCTTCCGTTAAATCTGGCTGTAACATATTGCCAAGATCTCCATTTATTGGTGCGCTTGGCATACGGAATATTGGCGGCGCTAAATTTGGATCATACCCTTCTTTATATTGTGGCTGTAAGCTACCAGTAATGTTAATGCCTCCAAGATCGCCACTCATTGGAGCTGGGTAATATGAGCTGTTAGCTCCATAGTCTGTGGTATTAGCTCTGAAGCTAGGGTTTTGGCCTTGCATTTCCAAATTAACGCCGCTTCCAATTCCAGCATTATATGGATCATTGTATGAAAATCCAGCATTAGGGTTTACAAAAAAACTATCAATTGCCGCCTTTTGGTTTGGCCTAAAATAACCTAATGTATCCACTGCATCTTGGAACATTGGAGCTGATGAATAACCTGTCACACCATTTGCGTAAGTTTGTGGCGCACCCATGTTGCCCATAATATCAGTGCCGCTTGTCGGTGTAGCCATGCCAAATGCATTTGCAGTATCAGCCGTATTCTGAAAAGACGCCTGTTGCATTGGATTAAAAGCCGCAACGTCTGCGCCGTAGTATGGTGTATACCCTACTTGGGATATTAAATCTGCTTTTGCTAAATTAGCTCTTGCCGCATCTTCAATATAATCTGGTACTGTTATTTCTGAAGTGGTTGAGCCACCTTTTCCGCCTGACATTATGTTAACTCCTTAATGTATGAGGAATGCAGTTGATCCCAACCATGTTCCGATAGTGGTTTTTTCCATCCAGCGCGACCTGTCATCGTCAATGCTGAACACCCTTGAGCCTTTGCCCAATTAATTACGTCAGTGTGCATATCCATTATTTGATCCAACTCGCCGCCACCAAGAAAAATATTTAAATGCTTCTTTAATGGATATACCACAATTTCAGACACTATGCACCCCCTTGGTGTAGGCCAAAGTTGCATTGTGCCTGCCTTAATGCCTTCTACTACATGAATAAAATCGTGAGTACCGCCAGAATACTCTAAAGCGGCCTCGATCCATTCCCTGCAATTTTCAATTATTTCATCCATGTGTCCTCGTTATAGATAGTGTAGAGGCTGGTAAAGCTGGCACTGATCCAGACGCCGCAGTGTAATTTAAGAAGCCACTTGTGTTATCCATCATATAATTTACTTCAAGATAATCTCCAGCCGCCAATGTGAATATTTGCGTTCGACTTGTGACCATTGTGGCATTATTTTGGTGCATCGCAGTAGTCATAGCGCTATTTGCTACGGCAGTGCCATTGACGCTAGGCCAAAAATAGAAATGCACTGTGCTTGAGCTTGTCGATGATATTTGTGCAGAAAAAGATACAACATATTCGCCAGCTTCTTCAAACACAATTCTACTTGTTGGCGTGCCTTGCGTAATTCTTGAATTGCCAGATGGCACGTCATAGGTCAGCTTGTATGCCGTATTTGCTAGAGCTGGTGTAACATCTGATGTTTTAATAAAATTAGCGTGTCCACCCTCAACAACAATTTGCCGAAATTCTCCGCCTTTTGACACGACAGGATATTTGTAAATCCTATTCCACATGAGAGTTGCGTCATCAGATGCGTTTTCTTCGCCATTCTGCTGAACCAATGTGGATCGTGTTTGTGATAAATGCTGAACAAGCCTACGACCCCACGTCCGCCAATCGTTGCCAATGACGTCTGGAGCTTTCTGTGGTTGTTCGCTCATCTCGCTCCACCAGCCGTAACATTAAGTCTATTTATTCCGACACGCCAATCAGCTAGATTAGCCGCGTCAATCCTGAGTTTGACTTGCCTGCCTGTAAATCTCAGTGACGTTGGATTTGACATAGAGAACGCGCCATATGATCGCTCTTCGCCATTCGGGTAAAACCTCGTCTTAAATGTAACTGTCACGTCACCCTGCGTCTTTTCATCTGGGATCATCTCTGTGACTGACATTACATTCTCGCCAGTGCCTAACGCAATTGATCCACTTTCAGCAAATGGCGTGAGTGAACCATAATCAAAGCCAATCTCATGCTCGTATAACTTGTTGTTTTCTGCGCTTGCCCATATTGGCTGGCGATATGTACCCATATCAAATCCAGCAGTTCTGCCTAGCTCACCAATGTACCACGTATTCTCGACGTAGTTATAAACGCAGTATCTGTCATTTTCTGTACTTGATCCAGATGGGTAGAACCAGAATATCTCGCCGTATGTGCTGTTTGTCACTGCAAAAGTTTTTGATATTTGTGCGCGGTTTATATCGGAGAATACATAGTCTGATATTTCGCTTTCGATTTGTTGCACTGCGCCGCCTGCGTATGCATAGAATGAGTGATTACCCATCCAGAATGCACCCTTGTCAACTGATGCTATGGCCTTGTTTGCTATTAATCCGCAACTCGCTCCAACACGCTCAATGCCGTAGACATATGGCGCACCAATATAATTTGCTACGTGGGCGTCCATGCTTGTTAATATTAGAGTTTGACCCTGCACACGTATGCCAGCCATAATTCTGCCGCTTGTGTTAAGCTCTAAATCACCAGCTTCATTTGTTGCGGCTGGCGTCCATGTGGAGCTATCTTCCCTGTCACACCATTGCACCTTGCGTTGATTTCCGCCTGCACCTAGTGCAAACAAAAATCTTTCTTCAGTTACGACAATGCTTTCATTATTTGTTGGTGCATTTGATAATACTGCGGCTGGTGTGGAATTGTCTGTTTGCCACTCATAAATTTTTCCATCATCCTCATTACAAGCGACAAGGTATTCACCCCACGTATCTAATGACCAAGTTGTTGCAGGCTGTATTCTCGCTGTATCTGGACGAGCCACGCCATAGGCATACTGCCCAAAGTAACTTCCACCATATCCTGTAAATGCCTCGGCATCTTCACGTCCAGCAGTTAACCCAACTGGTGTTATGTCGTGTCGCACACCTTGTGATGTCCAAGTATAAAGTTTGTTATATGTGCCGCCAGCAATAAACCTATCTTGGTCATTTGCAATCCAAGTAATTAATCCACGAATTTTAGCATTAGCCGCCGTGTCTGATCGAGTACGCCAACCACCCATTGGACGCATTGTGCCATCGACCCATCGGATTAAATTGGCGTCGCGCCAACGTCCAGATGCTTGTAATTCAGTACCATTTCGGTAAATGCCAGCAGGAATATCTAGTGGTATTAGTGGCATGTTTACCTCATTGGTCTAAGTTACTGTGACTATAACATATTTTTGTAGTTATTAACAATATAACCTTTATGTTGGCTTTGTAGGCCATGTCACTGTGTTTGGAAATCCAGATTGATCTGGCAGGTTAAGTAAGTCAGTTCGGTATTGTGTCCACTCTGCTTGTTTAGCATCAGTAAGGGCATCCCAACGCAAAGGGTTTGTTACTATAGGGTCTACTACTCCACTTAATAACAAATCTCTTTTTTCTCTAACTTCTTTCCCTACTTGAGTATCTTTTAAGTTTTGGTCAAATACTATTTCTGTAGTATCTAGGTTAACCTTATGATGCCCTAATTCCTTAGGATTTTCCGAAGATAAATAAGAAAAACCTACCCATTCACCCTCGCCTATTACTGGCTCTGTTCCGTAGTTTTCAGAAACTATTTCACCAGTGCTTTCATTATAAAAATAATAGTACATTATTTATAGTCCTTTTTTATTTATGCTATTTTTATCCAAGTAAGGTTACCCTCAACACTGTTATTTGGTGTCCTAGCAATTGTAAAATTGCCAGAGCAAGAAATAATACCAGTAACATGCATTGCGGCATGATTTGTAAGATTCCAAACATTATATCCTGCTATTTCAGTTCCATTATCAAAATTCTTTCCAGCAAAGAAACCATCATCTACATTACTATAATCTGACAAGTACATTTGTGTTACTTGTGTACCATTTCCCTTTAAATAACAGTTAATAATATATCTGCCTGCCCCTGCTGTAGTTGTCAGTGAAGTATTCCAACTTCTAGCACTTGCGGTAACTTCAAAATCAGATGCTATGTTACCACCGCCGCCTGCCGCCGCAGAAGTAATTCCTGTAATATGACCATATGTATCTAAAGTAATATCTTGGATAAAGTTTGAGCCAGAATTATTTACAGAACCTTGTGAGGATGTGTCCGAATGGCTTAGTGTAACTGTACCAGAAGTACCGCCACCAGATAAACCAGAGCCAGCAGTAACGCCTTGAATATCACCAGTTGCACCAGTTGTAATTGCAGTAACGTGGCCTCGCGCATCTACTGTTATATTATCAATCTTTGTGCCATCAGATGTACTTCCATATGTGCCACTAAGTGAAGATGTGTCGCTGTGATTAAATGTTGTACCAGACAAGCTAAGATCAGTTCCAGCACTGTAGGTTGTGTTAGTATCCGTATTAACGACTGTTTCTGTAGCCGTTGCTAAACCAGTGACGTGTCCATAAGTATCAAGAGTAATATCTTGGATATATGTTCTGCCAGAGTTATTTGATGATCCTTGAGATGACGTATCGCTGTGACTTAAAGTTACATTTCCAGTACCACCACCCGATAATCCAGAGCCAGCAGTAATTGTTTGGTCAGCAGTAGCTGATGTTTCAATGCCATTTAACTTAGAATGGTCTGCATCTGTAAACACATTACTATTACTAGCCGCCTCAACTGCCGCACGTATTTCTGCATTTGTTTGATCTGCTGTTGCACCACTTTCTATTCCATCTAACTTAGTGCCGTCAGCCGCAACGTCACGACCATCAACTGTACCGCCAACTGTAATATTACCAGTTGCGCTTACTGTGGTAGCCGCAACAGTTGACGCAGAGTTTGCACCAATTGGCGTTCCATCAATCGATCCAGAGTTAATATCAATACCAGTGACAGGCGTCGTACCATCTAGCAGATTATCGACGTTATCTAAATTGGTATTTATCTTTGTACCCCAAGTATCTTCGGATGCACCGACTTCTGGCTTTACCAAGCCATATGTGGTTGTTGTAGTATCTGCCATAATTAACTCCTATGTCTGGCCTTGCGGCCTAATATCGTTCATCAATGTAAGAGAAAGACGCAGTAGGCGCTGATTGCATACTGCCACAAAAATGCTTAAATTGCAACATCATGCGGCTGTCCATATCTCTGTTACTTTTGGCACTGTCTGCCATGTTTCTGTTGCGGCTGGTAAATCTTCCCATTTCTCAATTGCACTTGCCGTAAATGCAGATGTATTAATTATTGTAGTGTTTAATAAAAATACCCTATTGCAAGATGAGGTTACATTACTTGTAGTACCTATATTTGCTGATTTAGAGAAAACCCCAATTCCATTTGCTGTAGCAGTGGATGCAGTGGCAATCTGTGAATTAAATAATCTAACTCTATCTACTGAACCTGTAGCAGTTGATGAAGTTGAAACACTTGCACCGCCTTGAAATATTTTTTCTGATGCACAAGTCGCTGAAGATGTAGTAGATACATCAACGCTTTCACTAACAACAAACACTCCAGAGGCCGTTGCAGATAGTGTAGATGAAATTGTGGCAGATGTTTGCCTGTCTCTTTCGCCAGATGTCACTACACCAGACGTTGTTGCCACAATGGAGCTGGCAATTCTTACACGCTTACCAGCAGACGCAGTAGAGGAAACAGTTGCAACTGCGGTTGATGAGGCTCTAACCCTATCTATTCCAACGCCTGTTACACTGGTTGTAGATATAGTTGCACTTCTTACAAATGTAACATTAGGAACAACTGTAGTTGTACTCGCTTGAGGTATAGTCGCAGATGTATTTCTTGTTAAATTATAGGCTGAAGAAATGGTTAAGTCATTAGATGACGTTGCAGAGCCAACTGCTGTTTTAGCGCCAGCCGCAGAAACGCTTGCGGCTGGAGATATTGTTACTGAGGCGTCCTTGACTGATCCATCAAAGCCGAATGTATGTTCGCCATATAGACTGTAGCCGTAGCCACCTCGGTAAACTGTCATTTAATTTACTCTAAAGTAATATCTAAATCACCAGCAGGGATGCGGAACACATCACCAGTATCAATTGCTTTAGATGCAGATAATGCCGCGTATGCGATTAAGTTGCCGCCAGATGCCGCATCAAATACGCCTACATGTGAAACTGTTCCATATGATGCAGTTGCTGTGGGATACTCAACAGCGCCAGAATTTGTAGCTGTGTTCCCAGATACTGTAAACGCAACTGACTGACGCGCATATGCTCCGCCTGATACTTCAGTACCACCACCACTATCGTTTGGTGCGGCTGTGTATAATGCAACGTGCCACGCAGTAGGACGTGTCACTGAACCTGTTGTGAATATGTATTGCAATACTCTTGTTTCGAAATCGTTTGAAAAACTCATTTTAATATGCCCTTATTTTCATTCGGCGACCAGAGCCGCCGTATTTGGTTTGATCGCTGACTGCATTAATTGCGTCAACAGCGCTTTGATACAAAGCCGCCCAAGTGGTAATTCGAGCGTCTTCTTTTAAATATGGGGCTGAGTGTACCAAAGCTCCATACAAATAAGCATCTGGATATTCGCCCAGAAGCCAATTGGTTGTATTACTGTCAGATAATGCTGGGATCTTTTGATAGTAATATAATTCTGCGTTGTATACGCCATCTGGCGCTGGGTGTACTTGTAACTCGCCAGCAGTCATTGCGTAATATCTTGGATTGCCAGATACGTTACCAGCTCTTTGTTGCCTGTCTAATAATTCTGCCTGCGATATTAATTCTAGTGGGTTTGTCTCGCCACTCGTAATGTGAAAGCGAATAGGCTCTAACATATCTGCTGGGATCGCGCTGTACTTCGTGTCAATCTCGGCAGTGGATCTGGCTTCCATTTTCCAATGGCGTAATCTGCGATTTAGATCAGTCTCCGCCAAAGTTATAAATGTGCTAGACACAGAAGTAAGATCATCACGATTAAGAAAATCTGTGAGTGTCGTTTTTAATTCTGCGTATGTTGTTATTGGCATTGGTTAGCCCCTAGTTTTATTTCTATATATCATATTTATTAGTAAGATAGTAGCCCACGTTGTATATCTTTCTATTAATCTAATAATCCCTTTAATTGGTATCTGTTTAAAGCGGCGTCCATTGCATACATATCTGCGGCGTCTTTACCTTGAGATTTTAATATTTCATTATACATCATATTCATATCTTCGTACTGATCATCCATTTTTTGTGAGATGTTAGGATTCATTTGAGCCGCCCTTAATTCTTTAGGCATAGCATTTGGATTTAACATATTTGATCCAGATGGTGTATTTTCTATCATTCTGGGGGTAGCAAAATCAGGAAATTGTAAGTACCAAGGGCGCACATCACCCATCGTCATATTATTACCAACACGATCAATTGATGCATTATATGTTGAATGAGGATTACCATAGTTTAATAAACCATCAGGATCTATATCAGGCTCAAACATTCTGAAACCGCCACTAAGTAGAGCTTTATCAGTTAGCTCAGGGGCAGTACCAGCCCATCTAACAGCACCCATACTCGGCACATTTGATTGTAAAGCTGGAGATGTATCTAAAGATCTTACAAACGCAGATCTTTGTCCCCCTTTTAAGCCAGCAAGATAATTTGATAATTCTGGGTTAAGTAAACCCATGCCCTCTGGTAAAAGTCTATTATTGTTTTTAGCCGCGCCTAATAATGGAACAAAGTTAGGGTCTATGTTATCCGCATTTGATAATATAGCTTGAGCCGCTAACATTGCTTGATGAGCTGAAAAATCACCACCTTTTGCTCCCATTGTAAGTGGGGTAACTATTGGGCGTCCACCAGCTTCTTTATTCCTAGCCCATGCATTTTGTTTAGACGTTAATGCCGTCGCGTCAGAGGCAAATCCAAGCCCACCATCTCCATATTGATGACCACCTTCAAACATTACTGGTCTATCAAGTTTTATGCCATTAAATTCATCTATTATTGTGTCGGCGTATGTCCCATCTGCCGTAAAGCCAAATAAATCAGTAAAACCTTCTCTTCTTAAATCTTCAACAGTTTTATAATCTGGTGTTTCTATTCCAGATGTAATTCTTCTGCCTTTTACTTCCCAATCACTAGGTGAAACACCAGTTTGTTTTTTTGAAGAGAAGTTAGTAAATAAAGCTGGATCTTTTGCTCTACCACCGCCAACTCTAGGTTTGGCAAAATTGGAAGTCTTTACAAATGGTACTGCGCTTTCCAATTTTTCTTTTGATAAATTATCCACCTTATCCAGCACATTATTTGCTGGCATATTGCGTGGGACATTACTAGATTTTGGATTTAACCTAATATTACCAAACGTAGACCCCATCATACTTGGATCAACCTCAATACGATCTGCCATATCAAGTAAGCCTTTGCCTACTTTCTTAATAGCAGGAGAAGCCGCGTCACCAATAAGTGGGATCAAACCCAGTAAAGCCGCGCCGCCTAAAACAGCAACATATCCAAGATCAGGATCTGGCTTTTGTAATTCGTCGTATATTTCCTTAGCCGCCATAGCATCGCCAATGATAGGCGTGGCTTCAGCTATAAATTTTGCGGCGTCCATTGGAGTAAAGCTCATTGGCTCTACTGCAAGTCGCTGGCCTTCATCTGCGTAGCCTGCGTAGCTTTGTTGATCAAGCAGTCCCATCAAAAATTCCATCTAGCATTTGTTGTATTCTAGGTGACATTTCCTCGCTGGGTGTTCTCGCTTCATTTGTTGCGGCGTATAAATACATTAACTCAGATAAACCATTTGGGTTTGACATAACTCTCCTGTAACTCTCAGGCTCGTTATTCATCTTGTATTCCAATAGCTCTACAAATCCTTGCTTATTTGCAAGATTTGATGACATAATCGTCTGCATAACATCAACTGGCAGAATTAAACTACGCACAATCTGACCACCTGTAGCGTCTGCACCGCGAGCCATTGTGCCTTGTGGCATCTGATTAGGGAACGACGTGATTGGATCATTGCCAGCAAAATTGGCTTGGCCTAACGTGCCGTAGCTCGTTTTCTCGCCAATACGATCCATTGCGGATGTGCCATCCATATTGCTTAATAATCCGCCGCGATATTCAAACTCATCATTAGGCGTCAGGAAATTAGCAACACGCTCCGCAAAGCTATTGCGTCTGGATCGCTTGCCCTCATCAAGTTGATTGAGGAAATTCAGTATGCCTCTATTTACCATAGCCGCCATTCAAGCACATACCTTTGGCCTTACAGTTTGACTTGGTAGGGCATCCCTTGCACGTTTTCATGATAAAACCTCATTGCTGTATATTATCCGACCATATCACAATTCATCTATTGACGCCAGTATGTTACGCATTCTTTCTGATAGTTTCCACTCGCCAGCCTTCCACCGCGCCGCGTGTTGTGCATCCTGCAAAGATAATCCGCGCTTCACATATTGCTTTATCCATTTAGCCATCAATAAATTTTTCATCTTGGGTGACAAATTTAAAAATTTTTTTTTCATGCAATTCCCTTTAAATTGCGCCTAATGGATTTATTCCAGTTATTATTATTGCCAGATAATGCCGTTACAGCATCAGATGCCATTGTTAAGCATAGTGCATCTGCAAGGTCTGGCGATTTAAGGCCACGTTTTCGCATTGCGTCCTTACTCTCGGCCTTCATTTTGCCTGACGATGTAAATGCGTATCGTATGCCAGTTAATTCTGCGACGAGCTGGTCATTCCTTGGTATCTTGCAGGATCTATCTTCGAGCCAACCCTTTGTCTTAAACCACAGCTCACTACGCAAATTCATGTAAGTCTTGCCCATCGCTGGGGCTTCACCAACATTAATACCACGAACAGGCACGCCCAACTCACGTAATCTATCAACCACACCGCCGCCAACGCCAATGCTATCCACAAGTATTTCTGTCGGGCGTTGACTGCTGGGTAATGCCTCATATTCTGCCATAACTCTGCCGACAGTCTGCATGAGATCTAATCCCTGCCACGCATCAATGTCTGTGACGACATTGCCATACCTCTTGCACAATGCAGTCTTGTCAGTACCAAATCTCGCAACGTCCAAGCCCCATATTGGCTTTATGTCAGGCGTCATCTCAATATCTCGTTGCGTTGCGCTGTGGGCTAAATGAAATGGTATGATCGTGTCATCATCTGCCATAGGAAATTCGCCGAGAACACGTATGCGAAATGCGTTGCTTTCCTCGCCGTATCGCTCACGCATTTCATTGACAAACTCATCAGACACAAGTGGGCTTTCAACGCACGACCAGCGCCTCGTCCACCAGCTCTTGGACATTCTGGTTTGGCTCTCGTAAAATGTGCCAGATGATCTCGTCGGGTTTGACAATAGTAACGTGGTTGCGCTGTGACCAGACATTGACCCAGCCGCCGCTTCAAAAACTTTCTCAGGTACACCAGATGCCTCGTCAACTACCAAAAGAACATTCTCGGAATGCACCCCAGCTAGTGCCTCTGGCGTTTCTGCGCGTGACGTTCTGGCTGATATAAATGCCTCGGATGCGGCTGACGTTAACTCCACACGATCTGACTTCACAGTGAGCAATTGTTGTAGGTGGGGTGGCAACTCGTTTATCCAGCGTTTTAGCTCGGCAAACAATGCGTCAAACAATTGGCTTGATGTGGGCGCTGTGACGACGACTTTATTCGGGAAACGTAGCAGAAGAAACCAGAGCATAGCCCAAGACGCGGATGTTGACTTGCCTGTACCATGCCCAGATCTGACAGACATTTTACGCTCGCCATCTGATATGGCATTGAGAAACTCGGCTTGGTAATCGTATGGCTCTGCGCCTAGCACTTCCTTCACAAATAGCACTGGATCATCTCTGTAGCGCAGGACAAACTCTGTTAATGGATTATCACTCATCGGTTACATCCTCATAATCTACGTCAATCGTCTTGGCTTCGCGCTCCTGATCCTCTTTATGGATAGCCGCCAAGTCAGAATTAACTTTTCTTAGGGCGTCGAGATGCATATCGCCAACTGAGATATTCACGTTTGTCTGTGGCCTAGTGCCATAACGATCTTGGTTATACGAGCTTGCCATAAATTTGCGCCACTGAACCTTCTCTCGCGTGGCGGCTATCTCACTGCTTGTCGAGCCGCCATCCAAATCATCTACCATTGTTAAGCCCTGCTCAACGAGGGCATCTGCGGCGTGGCGTCTGGCTTCATTCATGGCCTTCTCATATTCTGGCACTTTATTCAGTGATGAGCCAAGGTATTGACGAGAACATCCATATTCTACAGCCATTTTCGTCAAAGTATTACCTGACGCGATTTGCTCAAACAGGTAATCTACGCCGCCTTTCTTCTCAACATCTGCTAGGATCTTCCTTCGTAATGCCTTGCCAGCCATTAATATTCTCCAATTTTTTTTAAATTTTACAATAGGTAAGCGTT